CAAGTACAGGTAGTTTATCAATGTCTATATTTTCAGACAAGGTACAATTATGAAGTACCTGTTTGATATTTCTTTCGATGGTTTCACTATCATTAGCTTCAATAGCCATCATTAGGTTTTTCTGTTCTTTGACCAAAAACGGTCTAAAGTTAATTTTCTTTTTCGATAGAGGTAACGTCAACTCATATGTTGGGGTATCTATTCTAGGTAATGCCATATTAAATTCATCCTTTATATGTTAATGTATTAATTAATCCAGATAATGCTTGTGTTCCTAAGTTCTTTAGAATGTTGTTTTCTGTTACATTAGTCCAGTAAGTATAAGCGAATACCACTGACAATTTATGATAACTCTCAGAAGTCCAATCCAAATCCAGTTGGTTAACAGAAACGGGAAACGCATCAACCAACAATGCACTGTATGTTTTGTTATTCTCTAGGTCATACTGATTAATTGTAATATCAGTTACATAGTTTTTCTTGTAGGTAAAATTAAAATTCGATGTTGGGTTAATCAATTCCATCCACGCATCAAATATAACTTTTTCAGACATATCACCAGAAACTATAAATGTCATAGTTAAATCATTATATGTCGATTGATATGCAAACTTTTCAATAGGAGCCGCACCGAACTTTCTTTCTGCTGTTGCTAATGTTCTGGATGGTAATTCGGTAGATTCACATCTTAAATCTAAGTTTTGCCTATTAGTTTGAAATATCAATGCTTGAGGCAATACTATATTAACATCGAACCTAGATGGTCTTGCTAAATCTTTTTTAAAGCTTGAGATAAAGCTATTGATACTAACAGGCATTATGAGTTCTTAACCTCGTTAAGTGAGTCTTGCCAAACTTCATTAACTGAAGCCTTTTTAAATTGGTGTACTGGTAAATAAGAAGCAACATCCCATTCATCTGGTCCAACTGCTATTATTTTAGACCTAACATGAGAAAATAAGTATCTTTTAATACAGGGTCTAAACTCTCTGTACCTTCTGGTTGCATCCAGTATATTATAATTCACCTTGATTCTTTTGAGTTCATCATCTTGGTCATAAATTGCTCTTCCCATTAACTTACTCAACAACATAACCCTATACCTTGGTGGTAGGTAATGGAAATTCAATCCAAGAAACCCATCATTGTATTTTTCTATTGGCATAACCAATGGAAATACATCATAGTATGGTAAATCATTTTTTAGTTTAGGGTTATAGAAAAAGAAATACAAACCACCCAATAAAAACTTCGAGTTTGTACCCAAAGTATACATATTTCTATGTCTATCTTTTTCCTTATACAACTGTCTCGGAATGGCGTTAGGGTTTCTAACCTGTTGCATCTTGGTATTCAACCAGCGCATAGATTCCCTACTCAACATTTCTATTTGAGCAGCATTCTTTTCTTGTGTAATTTCTGTAAGTTTTGAAGTCATATGCTTATTTATGATAGTAATAAATCCTTTTCCGTCAGATATTTGTAGGAAATACCGTCTGTAGATGCCATTACCACAAACTCCCATTTCCTATCCTTACAATATTCTATGGCAGCTTTCCATTTGGCGCGGTTAATGCCCCATGTAGTTACCTCATAGATATACTGTTTAGTAACTCTTTTCTTTTGTTGTGGTGGTTTAGATTCCTTTTCTGGTTTAACTTCTATCAGTAAGGTCTTTGTAGTACCATCTACAGCAACCATTTTTACCAAAAAATCAGGAAAATACCTATGTTTTCGGTTATCTATTGGGGAGGTATAGGGTATGACTATTTCTTCGGATGACCATTCTATAACATTGGGGTTTAAATCAAGGCGAGACATAGCCTTACATTCCCAAGAAGAACGATAAATAATGTTTCTGTAATCCCCTCTATATTTTTGAGGGTTCGTTGGTGTGAACTTTCCTTTATACGCCATAAATATAGTATATATTCATATTTGGACTACCTAATGGCAAAAATAGACATATTCCCGCTAAATATCAATGGCATAAATTCTCCACTGAATTTAATAGACCAAATATTAGCGCCTCAAAACACAGTCGATCATCTATTATATCCAATCGACTTGGCATCAAACCCAACATATTGTCATGCCATACAATTCACTATTCATGAATATAATTACCCTAATATTACCGCAGCCTTTCAGTCAGCAATAGATATAACATCGAAAGCCACACAAAAAGTAAAAGAAGCAGCAGAAAACGCACAAATACCAACGTTACCTGATGTAAATCAAATACCACAAGAAACAAAATTATTATACAATGCCGCCAAATCTGGTGTGGGTAATATATGGAAAGGGATTAACCCACAAGATATAGTTGCTTTCGCAGAAAAACAATCTGAAAATTTCAAATATGGAAATTTCAGAGGGAAGGCGGATGAAAATATACTATCTACCATATCCCTGTATATGCCAGATTCATTAACTACATCATATGATTCAGATTATACTGCTATAGAGTTAACATCAGCCCTTGGCGCATTTGGTTATTTAGCTAATGCACTATCAGACAGTAAAGTTAAAGGCGGTATTGCAGAAGCAATGGGAGGTAGAGGTATTAGTAATTTGATGGGTAGTGAGATAGGCAAAGGAATAATGGCACAGATAGCCGGTGGTATCACAGGTGGAACTGCCATATACCAACAAGCATTAAAACAAGTACCAAACCCACAATTACAATTATTATACAAAGGTATTAGTTTACGTCAATTTCAATTTGATTTCATTTTCACTCCAACATCTAGTCAAGAAGCAGATGCCGTCGATCAAATTATAAAAACTTTCATACATTATTCATTACCACAAACAGTTGGTCCTGAAAAAATGTATCTAAAACCACCACAGGTATTTAAAATAAAATTTGCATATACTGGCGACCAAGGGGCCCTATCTCAAGTTACCAACGTATTAACTAATACAATTACTCAAGCATTAGGAACACAATTGAGTGGTTTATTCGGTCCTAGTGCCCAAAATAAAAATAACATAATAACCAATGCAACAAAAAACGCAAAGATATTTCAAATCAAAGATTGCGTTCTTAAAAATGTACAACTAGATTATGCACCTAATGGGTGGGCTGCATATCAAGATGGTTTTCCTATTCAAACCAGAATGTCACTAACTTTTGAAGAAATGTCCATTCAGACTAAAGATGATGTTAAACCAAGAGGTTTATCTAGTAGTAAAACATCGAATGATGGGTCAGTAAGTACAGAATGGACGGATTCTGCAAAAAATAGTTTGTCTAATGCGTTCGATTATCCTTACCAAAAAAATATATTTAAATAATGCAATACTTTAGTTCACTACCATCAATAACACAGAAAGATAATAACGGCAATTTTATAACCGTTAGTAATATAATTTCTAGATGTTATCTATTATCACAGTTAAAAAACAATAATGTTTTGTTTTATAAGTATATTATAAAAGATGTAGATAGTCCAGAAAACATCGCCTATCGTTATTATAATGATCTGGATAGGTATTGGATGATAATGTATGCAAATAATATAATGGACCCACAGTGGGATTGGGTGCAGACAGATAAAGTATTGATTAGTTTTATTGTTAACAAATATAAGTCTGAAACCGCATCCAGTTTAGATATTGATGTTGCAAACGTAACTTCTAGTATGGTTCTATCTTATGCGACTGCAACTGTTCACCACTATGAGAAAACAGTTACAACATACGATTCTAGTGGGACACAGAAACAAACAATAACTATACAAATAGACGAAGATACTTATAATTCTACAGACGAAGAAACACAACAGTCTATTTTAAATGGTGTGACTATTACTAAAGAGATTACTACACAAGCAGTATCAATTTATAATTATGAAACTGATTTGAATGAATCTAAAAGGAATATTTATTTGATTAAAGACATATACGCATCCGATATGGAAAAACAATTTACATCATTGATGAGAGTATAGAATGACTAATAATAATCCTAATGCTAGTGTTTCCAGTATCAATAGTCCACTTAACTCATCTACTGGATATGATCTAGAAACACTGGCATTAAGTGCGCCTGCTTTTCCTGGTTTATTAGATTTGAAACCATACATGGTTGAGTTGAGTTATTTTGAAGATATGTATAACAATACTATATCCGGTAAATTAGTTCTTTCAGATACAGTCGGTGTTTTGAATTTTACAACTCTAAATGGTACAGAATTCCTAAAAATAAAATTAGGAAAATCTAGAAATCATCAAGTACCTATTGAAAGAACATTTAGAATATATTCAGTAAGTGATAGAAATTTCGACAAAAGTTTAAATCATGAATCTTATACTGTACACTTCTGTTCAGAGGATTTCATAACCTCAGAAAAATATCGTATAAGCAAAGCGTATAAAAAGAAATCTATATCTGAAATAGTCACTGATGTATTAACTAATGTGATGAAAATAGATAGTGTAGATAAGAAAAAAATATTCATAGATGAAACCAATGGTGTTTATGATTTCGTACTCCCAAATAAAAAAATATTTGAAACTATTAATTGGTTAGCTACCTATGCACTACCCAAAACAAGAGAAGGTGCTGATTTTCTTTTCTTTGAGAATTCTCATGGGTATTATTTCAAATCTCTACAAAACCTATTTGACCAAGATTCAGCATATATTTTTAATTACGACCCAAAAAATACAGATCAAAGTAACATTGATAAAAAATCATTTACTGTATTGAAATTAGAGCTACTTGATTATTTTGATACATTAAAATCTATACCTAGTGGTACTTTCGGAAATAGATTAATAAGTATAGACCCCCTTCGTAGAAAAAAATACATAACTGATTTTAACTATAGTAAATACTTTGATAAGGGATATAAATTAAATAGTTCACCAGTAACTAATAATTATAAAGATAGGTTAGGTAAACAATCATTCGATAGTGCTCCAAAGGATTTAGAATCCAGTACATTAAGATTATGTGTATCCAATTCTGTTGAAGGTAATGTAGACTATATTAAAAATTCACCTGGTTCTGTATCTAATGATTTCTTTGTAGAAAAATACTTACCAAATAGAGTAGCACAGATAGCTCTTGCAAATTATAATCGTTTAAAAATAACTATACCAGGAAATGTAAATTTAGTTGCGGGTATGGTTATATCATTAAATGTTGCTGGTGTATCTCATATGTCCGGTATTTTGAATAATTCAAATGCAGATTCTCCGAAAGAAAGAACAACAGACCCATTTCTCTCTGGAAGATATATAATAAGTGCAATGCGCCATGTTATTTCTCCTACAACGTTTTTCACGATATTGGAAATTTGTAAAGATAGTAATGCAATCAATTACTCTGGTATAAATCCAGATGATTCTGGATGGAAAGATTTAGTGAAAGGTAGTCAAAAATGATAGATAGAAATAATTTCATGGGTCTTAGTGGGTTTGTTTGGTGGATTGGTGTAATAGAAGATATAAATGACCCATTAAAAAATGGACGTTGTAAAGTTAGAATTTTTGGATGGCACACTGATAATAAATCCCTATTACCAACAGATGATTTACCTTGGTCTCAACAAATGTTATCTATTAATAACCCCAATTCTTGGGGTTGTTTAAAAACAGATGATTGGGTAGTTGGTTTCTTCTTAGATGGTGAAAATGCTCAATTTCCTGTAATGTTTGGTCTTTTACCGTATATAAAATAATAATATGGCAACATCTAACACCACACCAAATAAACCACAAGGAGTTAATAGTTCTCCTTGGTATCAAGAACCGGGTTCATCTTTGAACAAATATGTTCAAGGAGTAATTGCAAACACCAACATTGATATTGCCAACTCTGATTTAGCTCATTGTTGTGATGTTACTATTGATGGAAAATTCATTATTTTTGGTACAACATTTCAAGCAAGGTCTTTGATAGAAACTACCAGAGCAGCAGAGTTATCTGCATGGATAACTGAATCAGTATCCCCAGTAATAGAAACCGTAAAAAAAGTAATAGATGCAATCAATTTTGTTGTGAATGAAATTAAAAAAGCAGTTGATTTTATAAAATATATAATTACCGAAGTTCAACAATTAATCCAAGCAATTCAACAACTAATTGATTTTATTCTATCCTTACCTGAAAAATTATTAGAGGTAGTTAAAAATTGTTTGGTTTCAGCGCAAGGGTTATTAAGTCAAACAATACAGTTAACAGTTGATGCAGTTAATACTAGTATTGCAAATACAACAACACAAACATCATAATTATGAACGAAAAAGAACTAGACCCACAGACAAAAGAATTAGTAGATGCAGTTAAGAAATCTATTAACAGTACTTTAGACATTATTCATAATATAGATTTAAAAAAAGTAGCAGAAAACCATATAGCTATGGAAGAATTAAAAAGAAAAATGGGTGTTAAATAATGACTGCTTGGATTGAACCAGAATCAGTTGCTAATACTGCCAACCCACCAACATACCCATACAATAATGCAACTGCAACTGCATCGGGTCATTCTTTTGAAATGGATGATTCACCTGATAGAGAAAGAATTAGAATTCAACATAGAGATGGTTCTTTTGTAGAATTTCACCCCAAAGGTAATGTTGTTAATAAGATTTTAGGTAATGGGTTTGAAATAATATTAAAAGACAAAAATGTTTCTATATCTGGTGATTGTAATATCACTATTAACGGTAATGCAAATATTCAAGTCGATGGTAATGCATTCACTAAAATAAAAGGTAATGCAGACCAAGTAGTGTCGGGTAATTTAACACAGGTGTGTGAAGGAGACACTAGTATAACTTCGGCAGTAGGTAAATCAGTTATCATTACCGCAGATAATATAGATTTGAATGCTGTTACTTCAGTAAATGTTAATGCCAATTTAAATGTTCGTGGTGATATTTTATGTAGACAAAGTATTACTGCTTTTGGAAATTTAAATGCAGGTATAAATGTTTTTGCAACAGAAAGTCTACAAACAACAGGGTATTTGTCAGTGTTGGGTGTTGGTGGTATTGGAGGTTTATTAACAGCCGGTGCAGCAATAACTGCGACTGGAATTGTCACAGCATCAGATTTTGTGAGTAGTATAACTACATTCAATACACATACTCACACATCAACATCACCGGGTTCACCAACTTCTGCACCAATCACATGAACTTAAACAAATCACATATAAATAACAGATGGCACAATTACAAAAAATATATTCGGATTTAGATTTGAGGTTTACCCCTCAACCTGGAACCAAAGATGTATCGTTATCTTATGACGATCAAGCGGTAATTCGCTCTATTAAAAATTTGTTATTGACTAAACCCAATGAGAAGTTATGGAACCCAACGATAGGTTCTAATGTTGATGGTCTTTTATTTGAACCGATTACACCATTAACGGCGAGTTTGTTACAAGACGAAATAACAAGAACAATAAACAACTGGGAACCACGAGCCAGGATTGCAACTATAGATGTAGTAGCATATCCAGACCAGAATGGTTATAATGTATCGTTATTCTTTTACATAGGAAATAACACTACCCCAACTGGCATTCAACTAGTATTAAAGAGAGCAAGGTAACAAATGGCTGGTGCTAATTCACAAATGTCCCTAGTTGGGTTAGATTTTAATACAATTAAAAACAACCTAAAAACATTCCTTCAATCTCAAGATAAGTTTAAAGATTATAATTTTGAGGGTTCTGGGTTATCCACACTATTAGATGTATTATCGTACAATACACAATATAACGCATTCTATTTGAATATGGTTGCTAATGAAATGTTTCTGGATTCTTCTATTCAGAGATCATCAGTAGTTTCTCATGCAAAAGTATTAGGTTATACACCAAAGTCATATACTGCACCCGGTGCTTATGTAAACATCACCACAACTAATACATCAGATTCTAGTGTAACACTACCATCTTATACTAATTTCCTATCAGAATCCGTTGAAGGGGTTAACTATAACTTTTTAACTACCACATCAACCACTGCCGATGTTGTTGAAGGTGTTGCAACCTTTTCTAATATTCTACTTAAACAGGGTCTATCTACCACTTATAGATTTGTTGTTAATGGTACTACCAACCCAACCTATACATTTGAATTGCCAGACAATACAATAGACACATCTACCATTCTGGTTACTGTACAACAATCTTCAACAAATACCAGTTATGACATATACACAATGTCAGACAGTTATTTGAATATTGATAATACTAGTAGAGTATTCTTTTTGCAAGAATCATTAAATGGAAACTATGAAATAATTTTCGGTGATGGACTATTAGGCAAAAAACTAACAGACGGAAACATTGTCAATGTTAGTTATATTATGACACAAGGTAGTTTATCTTCAGGTGCTAATAACTTTACATTAATGGATTCTATAAATGGTTTCAATGTAACCAATGTTATTCCAGTAATTGCCGCATATAATGGTAGTGAAAAAGAAACCATTGACTCTATAAAATATCAATCACCTAAATCATTTTCTGCACAAAATCGTGCGGTCACAAAAGATGATTATATTACAATCATAAATCAAAACAAAATAGGGTTAACCTTCGATGCAGTAAATGTATGGGGCGGTCAAGAAAATGACCCACCAGTATATGGTAAAACCTTTATTTGCATGAAACCTACTAGTGGGTATCTAATAACAGATGCACAAAAAGAAAAATTGATTCAAGATGTTATTAAACCTTTATCTGTTATGACTGTAGAACCAAGTATTGTTGACCCAGATTATAATTTCATCAAAGTTACCGTTAATGTAACATACGACACAAGTAAAACTACATTAAATTCTTCACAGATCAAAAACTTAGTTAAACAAACTATTATAAATTTCGGTAATTCTACATTAAATACATTTAATTCTACGTTTGTTCCTAGTGATTTAACTGCATCTATATCCAGTTCAAGTCCTTCAATTGTTGCAAGTGAAGTAACAATACAGTTACAGAAAAAGTTTTACCCAAGCATCACCGAAACCAAATCATATAAATTGCATTATGGTGTTCCTATACAAAAGGGTATGTTCCAAAGTGGGGTTAATAGTTCACCGACTCTACAATTCGTTGACCCTAATGATTCAACTAAAATTATCACTGGTGTATTGATTGAAGAAATACCTTCCTCTACTGGTGGTATTGAATCTATCTACATTACAAATCCAGGTTTTAGTTATCTGGTTGCACCAACCGTAACCATTATAGGAAACGGTTCAGGAGCCACCGCAGAAGCAGTTATAGATATTAACGGTTCATTATCTGCAATCAATGTTTTAACCCCAGGTAGTGGTTATACCGATGCTCTTGTGCAAATAACTGCACAATCGTATGATACTACTGGACAATCTGGTGCAGCAATTGCCAATTTGGAAGGTAAATATGGAACATTGAGAACCTATTACTATAACACACTAAATGCAAAAACTATTCTAAATGCAAATGCAGGTACAATAGATTATATAAATGGGGTACTTACTTTAGATTCATTCAACCCTATAGAAGTCGATGATCCATTTGGTAAATTAACCATGTCTGCATCTCCAACAACTTCAATTATTTCATCATCTTATAATAGAATTATAACAATAGATCAATACGACCCACAATCAATTGTTGTTAACGTATCTACAAAAAAGTAAATGGCTACTAATTATAACAAAACATCGTTACTGATTCCTAGTCAGATTCCTGAATATATTCGGGATGACCCTTCTTATGATAATTTTGTTGCTTTCTTGCAATCATATTATGAATGGTTAGAACAGGAAGGAAACGTAACAGATAGAGCAAAAAACTTATTAAATTATGCAGATATAGACAAAACTACAGATCAATTTATAAGTTATTTTACCAATGAATTCTTACAGTATTTCCCCGAAGAAATTTTAGTAGATAAAAGAACAGCAGTAAAATTTGCAAAGGAATTATATCAATCAAAAGGAACGTTATCCGCTTATAAATTATTATTCCGTGTATTATATAATTCAGATATAGACATATACTTTACCAAAGATCAAATCCTAAGAGCATCCGATGGTGTTTGGTATATTGAAAGATATATAAATTTACTTACAAATGATCTTAGATTTTTAGATACAAAAAACTATAGAATTTTTGGAGAAGAATCTAAGTCATTAGCGACTATTGAAAATTCAGTAGTTGAAGGTAATAGAATAAAAATATTCATATCAAACCTACAGAGGTCATTCCGTTCTGGTGAATATATCAGAATAGTTAATGATTTCAATCAAGATATTATTATTGATGGAGAAAACCTAAGAGCAAAAATCTTAGGTCATGTTTATGAAATTGTAGTTGACTCGAATAATAGAGGAAAATATTATAATGTAGGTGATCCTGTTGTCGTTTATGGTGGGTTATCTGATGCGAATGGTGTAGGTGCTATAGCAAAAGTAGGTTCAGTAACATCTGGTTCAATTAAATCTATTTCAGTAGTTAATGGTGGTTATGGTTACAGACCAAACCCAAATACCATTATCAATATAAGCGCACCGGGAACATCAGCGGTAGTAAGTTCAGTAAACACCGATGTTGATAAAACTTCTTTAGTTAATCTGTTTCCCACTGATAGTATTGAATTACATAAGAATACACAGTTAGGTGCTGTGAGTTATAGTTTTGCAGCATTTAATGCAGCCAATGCAAACTCTACTTTATTTCAATCATTATCGTTTGTTTCTTTTTCTGCATACCCAATCGCTTCTGTTTTAGTTACAAACAGTGGAAGTCAATTAGCATCATTACCAACTATCACCGCTGATTCTATAGTAAATACAGATTACACATATGCATATGTAAAATCACTAGGTATATTAGCAAAACCAATAATACTCAATCCGGGTTCTGGATATTCATCCGGTGACACTATTAGTATTTCAGGTGGGAGGGGTTATGGTGCATATGCTAATATAACTGTTTCTGGTGGTGAAATCATTGCAGTAGATTATGTCAATGGTAGTTCAAATAATTACTGTTTAGGTGGTATGGGTTATACGTCAGATTCACTACCTACTGTATCTATAACCACATCAACTGGTTCAAGTGGTTCAATCATAATTCCAGGCATATTGGGTGATGGTGCTTCATTCTTACCACAAACTGATGAATTAGGACAAATACAAACTGTTGTGTTAACACAACAAGGTGAAGATTATGTTGCAACTCCAAATGTATCTTTCAAAGTACAAGACCTTGCAGTTAAAAATATTACTCTTGCTGAAACACCAGAAACAGGTGATATAATATATCAAGGTGTGGATATAGACAACACAACATATATGGCATATGTTGATTCTCTTTTATCAATAAAGAATAATATAAACCCATTAGAGACAGTCTATAGACTGAGAGTTTATAATTATTCATCAGCAAATGAATATCCACAAAATATACCAGACCCAAATCAATCAATAAAAATTTACAATAAAACAATAACTGTAAATTTAACAAATTCTAATGCTGGTGTAGAATCTTATTTCCCATATAACCCAGATTTAAGTGTATTGGGTGTCAATGTATATGCCAAAAATCAACCCACAGCACTAGGAACTGCAAAATTCTTAAATGGGTTAATCACCAGTGAAGGAAGGTATATCAACACAAAGGGACATTTAAGTTCCTATGATATATTACAGGATGAAAATCACAATGATTTCACCTATATGATTATAGTGGAAAAAGAAATTGCCAAATACAGAGAGATGTTATTGAATCTTTTACACCCGGCTGGTTTAAAAGTTCTTGGTAAGTATTCTATTGTAACCGAATCTAATTTTGACATGCATAATTTTGATTTCACTTATGGTGGTCAACCTCTGAGATATTATGCAAATACTGATACTGCAACTGCAACCATAGTTGCAGATTTCACCAACAAAAGTAATAATATTATAAAATTCAATAACCTTGCTGGTGCAAACATTGCTGAATTCATAACTGCAAACGATACAATAGTTGAATTGATTCCAACTAATGGTCCTAATGTCAAGTCTGAGGTTATATCTGTAAACTATACATCAAATACAGTTGTATTAAATGATAATGTGTGGTTGACCTTTGCTAACGTTGCATATGTTAATGCAAATACCAACACTATAAATATTGTATCATTAACTGGAACGTATGATTTAATTAATAATGGTGATTACAGTGATGCAAATCTACCATTAAAGGATATAGTATTTGCTGGAGACACAATAAAGGTCAATAATGAGACAAAAGTTGTATCTAGTGTAGATTATGCAAATGGAATAATAACCTTAACTACTAATTTGACAAATAATACGTCATCTAATTTGTCTGTAAATAGAACTGTATTATGTAATTCTTCGCCCGTTTCAGATCAAGTAATTATATGGCATCTAATAGATTATACCAATATGCCAGTATTAACTGATGGGTACGGCAACAAAATAACAACACAAGACGGTTCACTAATACTCATATAGGACGAATAATGCCAACTAAAACCATATCACAGTTGCCAGTTTTAACTCAATTAAACGCAAACACTTCAAATACACTTTTCGTTGTAGTAGATATTCCTTCTGGTGTTGATGGCACAAAATCATTAACCGCTAATGTCTTAGCAAGATGGTTATACGCATATGAAACATTGAATGTAGGTGGAAATGTACTAGTAACAGGTAATACTGGTTTAGGTACGGCAACTCCCACACATAAATTACATGTTATAGGTACAACTTCATCTGATAGTTTTATATCTACCGTCGGAGATGGGACTGCACCACTTGTAGTTTATTCGACTACTCCAGTAGCAAATTTAACTGCTAACACAGTGGTTAATGCTAATCTTTCTGGTGAAGTAACAACCGTGGGGACGGTCGCAACATTAAATAATGCTTCGGTTATTTCACAGAATTTAACTGGGTTTGTATCTAGTAATGGTGTTATTTCTAGTTCAGACTCTATTATATCATCTATCCAAAAATTAGATGGTAATGATGTATTGAATTTAAATACTGCGATGACCTTTGCAAATACCATGAATGTTTGGTTGCAAGCAAATGATGCAGTGACTTTAAATACTGCAATGAACTATACCAATGACGCTAATACATTCTTGCAAGCAAATGATTTTATAACTTTAAATACTGCAATCAACTATACAAATGCAGCCAATGTCTTTTTACAGGCAAATGATTTTATAACTTTAAATACTGCTATTAATTACACTAATGCAGCCAATACATTCTTGCAAGCAAATGATTTTATAACTTTAAATACTGCTATTAATTACACTAATGCCGCTAATGTTTTCTTACAAGCAAATGATGCAGTTACATTAAATACCGCAATCAATTACACTAATGCAGCTAATGTGTTCTTACAGGCAAATGACACAATAACTTTAAATAGTGCTAGATCATATACAGATAATGCAAATACATATTTGATTGGTTTAATAAACTATCAAACAACAAATAGGTTTTATGTAGACCCTTCTAGAACAGATACTTATACTGCTACCGGTAGTTTAAATAAACCATTCAAAACGGTAGGAGCAGCATTAACCTATATCCATGATGGTATAGATAATTCCAGTATTACTAACCCACAAGTTAACCCGATTTATATATCATTAAAAAATTCAACTACTGAAAACATTACCTTAACTAGAGGTAAAATATTCTTGGTTGGTGAATCTTCTGTACTATATAACCCAATAACAATAAATGGAACCATTACAGTAAATGGCGCCAATACAAGCACCAATGCGATTGATGTTAATTATTTTGTACTTAGTGGGTTATCAGTTATCGGAGGGGATAATAATGCATGTATACAAACCTCTGGAAGCAACGCACAGAGTCTATTACTAAAAGATATTAAAATAAGTGCAAGTGGAAGTACGGGTGTTGGTATATACGCCAATAATACAGGTGTTAGGTCGAGTGATGGTAAATTGTCATTTATCCGTGGTTCAGATATCATAGTAAGCCATACTGGCACTGGTGATGTTTATTGTTTCAACATAAACAAAGGTACTGCTGAGTTTACTAATGTAGAAACTATCAATGCAACACAAGTAGGTGCTGCACAAACTGGTGCAAAATTATCATTTATAGGTAGTCAACTACAAGCAAATGGAGCAACTTGTGTAGAATCATATGGTACTGGTGAATTAAACATATTGAATTCATCTATCACAAACACCAGAATTGCAGCCGATACCTACGGTATTTGGTTACATGATAGTGGTTCTCTCGCTATCGTAGACCAATGTAGGTTTGATATTAGAGACACGGTGAATTCAGGCAGTCGGGCAGTAAAAGGTGTGTCTGGGTCTATAATAGTTTATTCTAACCTATCATTTGCTGCAAACTCAACATATGGAAGCACTAATAATTTATTAGATACCGCAGTAAGTTACTACCTGTTGACTAATTCATTTACAAGAGTATAAATAAATCATGGCTAATAAAACACTTTTAACAAATGCGGCAAAATTATATTCTGTACAGAGTTGGTACTATAGTCCAGTATCTATAACACCACCATATACTACTATACCCGACTCGACATATATGTTTGTGTCGCATATTGACCCTTGGGAGATTGATTCTGCGCCGCCTACACCAACCCAAGACCAGAAATCATTAAAAACTATAATGAAAAAAATATTTGCTGTAAAGAAATTAACAGCAAATGATATTTCACCAGTCCTACAAAGAATAGATTGGGAATCTGACACTGTTTATGATTATTATGATGATAATGTAGATATGACTGAACTTGACCAAAATGGGTATTTGGTCAACAATTTTTATGTGAAAAACAAATACGATCAAGTTTTCAAATGTTTATGGAATAATAATGGTGCTGTATCAACAGTAGAACCATATTTCGAACCGGGGACATTCAGTGTAAATAACATTTTCGCGGGTAACGATGGTTATAAGTGGAAATACATGTATGTCATAAGTCCTGGTTTAAAAGTTAAATTTATCCCTTCTTTTTT